ATCACCCAGCTGGGTGCGGCAATCATTGAGAACCTGCCGACACTGCTGACTGCCGGCGCGGATATCCTGGCGCAGCTGGTCTCCTCGATCATTGAGAACGCGCCGTCCATCGTTACGGCAGCACTGGAAGCAGTCACAAAGTTTGTGAGCGGCATAACGGAGAATCTGCCGAAAGTGCTTGCCAAGGGCGGCGAGATCCTGCAAAGCCTGATTGATGGCATTTTCGGAACAGGGAACGGAGAAGGCGGTCTTCTCGCCCAGGGAACAAAGGTTGTTACCGACATCGTGAGCGGTATCGGCGGTGCGCTGCCGGACATTCTCGAGGCCGGCGGCGAGATTGTTGCCAAACTGCTTTCCGGGATCGGCGATGAGAACAGCGGCCTGCCGTGCGTCCTGAGAACGGTCGGGCAGTTTATTACGGATCTTGTTTCCACGATCGGAAGCGAGGAAGTTTCGACCGGGATCAGCAAGATCATCGAAGCATTCGGATCTCTGCTGGAGCCGATCTCCAACACGTTCGCGAAAATCATGGAGGCCATTGCGCCGTTTATCCCGGATATCACGGCGATGGTGGAAACCGTTACAGCTGAGATTCCAAAGATTATCGACTCTTTCAGCGGCCTGCTTGAGAAAATCGGACCAATCATTGACAGCATCAACGGCCTTGTCGGGACGATCGGTTCCGCGATTGTCGCGATTGTTGACAGCGTAGGTGAAAACCTTACAAGCATCATCGACGCGTTTAAGGGCCTGAATGAGAGTCTAAGCGAACCGATCGAGGCCATCGGAACGGCCATCAGCGGGATTGTCGATTCCATCGCTGACGGTGTCGTGAAAATCAATGACTCCGTCGCGAACATCCTTGAAAAGCTGTCCGGCGTATTCGATTCTATCGGGAACGCAGCCGTCAAGGCCGGTGAAGGTTTTGCGACTGTCGCGGACGCCGCGATCCGGCTGGCGAACCAGACAAACGTGTTTGACCTGGTAGCCACACTGGGCGGCATCGCAAAGGGCATTAAGGATATCAACAAAGAAGCCGGCTGGATGGCTGATCACGACATCGCGAACAAGCTGGAAACGATCGGCGCTCCGCTGAAAACCATCACGGAGAACGCGAGCGGACTTTCAAAAACGAACAACGCTGTTTCCGGGCTGGCATCCTCGATTAAGAGCCTGAACAACGAGACGAAGAACGCCGACAAGATTGTTGCAAACATCGTAAAAATCCAGAATGGCGTGCTGGATCTGGGCGACCAGGTTGGAACCTTCGAGGAAGATCTTGCAAAAGCAGCTGACGCGGTCATCGCTGATGTTGACCGGATGAACACGGGCGTCACCGGTACACTGGCCACACTGGAAGAAACCTTCAAAGGCAAAAACTACAATCTGAAATACTACATGACCGATGCCTTTGCCAATATAAACCAGCTGTCACTGCAGACTGTGTGGGACAATGTGGACGCGGCCATGACCGGCATGGACACCTCAACGGGGACCGCGGCCGGGAATATCGAATCGACTTTCTCGTCCATGGACGCCTCCGCAAAGGACGCAACGGACAATATTGCCACATATTTCCGCGGGCTGCCAGGCATCATTCAGGACGCTCTTACGTTGATAGACAATGAGCTGTCGAGTGTGACATGGAATATGCCGCACATCAGCACGCCGCACTTCTATTGGACGGGCGTATGGGATACAGACGGATCCGACGGCAAGATGTCCGCGCCTTCCCTGAATGTCAAATGGTATGACAAGGGCGGTGTTTTTACACAGCCGACTGTTATCGGTATCGCTGAGAAGCGGCCCGAGTTTGTCGGCGCCCTGGATGACCTCCGCGAAATTGTACGGGACGAAGCCGGCCCGCGTGACGTGACGATCAATGTATACGGCGCGGAGGGCCAGGATGTCAGAGCGCTTGCGGATATCGTCATGGATCGGATCCAGAACAGCATTGACCGGAGGGAGGCTGCATACGCATGATCACATGGAACGGAGTCACATCTGACAGTCTGAATGTGCTTGTCGAAAGTGTTCCGGATTATGATAAGCCAGCCCGCAAGATGGATATTTACTCTGTGCCTGGCCGAAATGGCGACATTGCCCAGGTACAGGACGCCTGGGAAAACGTCAAACAGACATACAGTATCGCAGCCGGGGACGGATCTATGCATTCCGTCCCTGGCGCTTTTTCTGCAGTAGCGGCATGGCTGTTCGCGCCGAAAGGATACAAGCGCCTGTCTGACGGTTTCGACACAACACACTTCCGGATGGCCCGCTTTGACGGCCCGTTTGATGTGGAGAACATTATGACCCGAGCCGGCCGGGCGGACATCACATTCGACTGCAAGCCGCAGCGGTTCCTGGTTTCCGGTGAAACGCCGGTCACGATTACTGAAACCCCGGCAACGATCACCAACCCGACAGCGTTTAACGCGAGGCCGCTTCTGCTGGTTACCGGCGGAGGTCTTGAGGGCACGGTGACGGTCAACGGGACTGTGTTTACCATCAGCGACACGACCGTTCCGGTTTATATTGACTGCGAAACCATGGACTGCTATGACGGCAACGGAAACAACAAAAACAGCATTGTCAGCAGCAGCACAAGCGAGTTCGCAACACTCGCGCCCGGGGACAACGCCATCGGCATGACGGGCGCGATCAGCAGCGTACAAATCACACCCAGGTGGTGGGAACTATAACAAGGAGGTGGAGCGATGATTCCTGTTCTGCATCCGGCTGATTCAACAAGCTGGACATCGTTCGGCGTCGGCGCATTGACCGACGCGATCTCCTGCAATGTCACAGAAGAGCGGAACGGCATTTATGAGCTGGAACTGACCTATCCGATCAGCGGCCAGCATTATGCGGATATCGCGAACCGGATGATCATCCTGGCAAAACCGAACTTTATCGATACACCGCAGCCGTTCCGGATTTACAAGATCAGCAAACCGCTGAACGGCATCGTCACGATCAACGCGCAGCATCTCAGCTATGACCTGTCCGGATTTGTAGATGGTGTTTTCCAGGCGTCCGGAGTGCAGGCGACACTGATCGCCCTGACGGCGAACTGCACGCCGACCAGCTGCCCGTTCACGTTCACGTCCGACATGAGCGAGGCGGGATCTTTCTCAGTGACTGAGCCGACATCCATCAGGGCGCTGATGGGCGGCAAGGCCGGGTCTCTGCTGACTCACTGGGCCGGTGAATGGCACTATGACAAGTTTGTTTGCAGCCTGAACGCGAACCGCGGCAGCGATCGCGGGGTTACGATCCGATACGGTAAAAACCTCACATCTCTGAAGCAGGAAGAAAACATCGCCAGCGTTTATACCGGCATTTTCCCGTTCTATCACAACGTAGATACAGGCGTACTTGTCACGCTGCCGGAGAAGACGGTCAACGCTCCCGGAACATACTCCTATACCAAGATATGCCCTGTTAATCTGACAGACAAGTTTCAGGAAGTGCCTACGGAATCTCAGCTGAGGGATGCCGCAATGGCATACATTGCCAATAATGATGTCGGCATTCCGTCCGTCAATCTGCAGCTTTCTTTTGTACAGGATGAGATCCGGGACCGCGTGGATCTGTGTGACACCGTGCACGTCTATTTTGACGCGCTGGGTGTGTCCGCTGCCGCGAAGTGCATCCGGACGGTCTGGGACGTCCTTGCTGATCGGTATAGCAAGATCGAGCTCGGATCCATGAGGGCGAGCATTGCCGGCACGATTGCCAGCATCCAGGAGAAGGCTGACGAGGCGTATGTCGCGACATCCACGCTGGCGGAAACTGCCCAGGCAATCTCTGAGAAGATCACCGGCCAGCTGGGCGGCTATGTCGTGATGAATGACACCGACAACGACGGCGAGCCGGATGAGATCCTGATCATGGACAGCCCGAGCAAAGAAACCGCTGTCAACGTGATCCGGATGAACAACGGCGGTATCGCGTTCAGCCAGGACGGATATGACGGCACCTATGGTACGGCCTGGAGCATTGACGGGCAGTTTGTAGCGGATTACATCACGTCCGGCGTGCTGCAGGCGAACCTGATCAGGATCCTCGGCACGACCAACTTCTATTGGGACGCCGGGAACATCTATATTATCAATCCAAACGACTCCGGTCAGCAGATCCGCATC